ATATTAGATGGTACTTTTAACTTTAATAATCCAGGATCTAATACAGATGTGGGTTATTATACTGTGGTTAATACCAGTACAAAAAATAACAATGTAGAGTTAGGTTTAGACGATGTAACATTCAGTGGTGGTTTATCAGCATCTGATTTCAGTAACACAGACGAAAATGTTTTCAAAGGTAGAAGTTATTGGAAAATAGGCAAGAATGCTACAGGAACTGATTTATTTAAAAATGAAATCACATTTAGAGCACCACGTGGTATAGTTGTAGGTAATAACACAGAGTTAGGTAATAGACCATTTAATGATTACTTTGAAGTAAATGGTATGAACATAGGTTGGGACGGACTGAGTGAAAGTTTAGGAGATATTAACGATTCTAGACGTTTACCAGTAACTCAAATAGGATTATCATCATACACAAACTTCAGTGGTGCCCGTGAGTATAGCGACTATAGATCATTAGCAGGAACTAGGTTAATGTTTAGTGCCTTTGAAGGCGATGTTAATAGTCCTCGAAGTGAGCAATACCCAAGAGCAGGATCAGAAATAGGTCGTGTTATGGCTTGGGGTAGAAGCCAGACTGTAGATAACAGTACATATATACCACCAAGTAAGTTAAGTTTTTACGCATCTAACTATACAAGCAATAACAAAACAACAGATTTTGTTTTATCAGCATCAACAAATACAAGTGCAACTCAGAGAATAGCCACAGACAGCACGTGGCAAAATACTGCAAAAAACAGTAACAGTTTGCATTTAAGTGGTGACCAAGTATTTTTTGGACCAACAGGTGCAAGTACTCAAGCACAAAACAGAGCAACATTAGAAAAATATGCTGTAGCAAGAAGAGTACAATCAACAAACACAGGTAGTGCCTTATATGCCTACAATGGTAAAGATACTCGTTATGACAATGATATCGAACTAGGTCTTTGGCGAGACACAACTGCTTTTGCTGACAGCACGGTATCATTAAACAGAGGCAAATATCAGGAACCTGGTAGCACAACCGAACTAGATTTGATAAACTTTTATTCTATAGGAAACTTTGGTTTAGGTGGTGATGCTGTACAGATTAATAACAGAAGCAGAGAAGACAGTTTCCCAGAAGATTTTGTAAATGGAATGGAAGTAGAACTTAATGGTTTCAGTGGTAGTTTTGGAACAGCAGTAAATGGAAACACTTATTATGCTCAAAGAGATTTTGGTATATTAGTTACATTGTTCACTGACAGTGGTTTAACAACAGGTTTAAACACAGGTGTTACTAATAATACAAACGTTGACGTAGATGGCACAGCCACAATCACATTTAAAAACAAAATAAATCAATATGCAGGAAGCAGTGGTGCTTTATACAGTTGGAAGTTACCAATAGGCACAAATGACTTGTATATGTACAAAGACGGTCACACTGGAACGCAACTGTGGAGATATGACAATGTGCAACAAGCATTTAAGTATGGTAGCATAGGTGTTGAAGCAGACGCATTCACAGGTGATCTAACAGGTGATGTCACAGGAACAGTAAGTGATATCAGCAATCATCAAAGCACAATAAGAGGTTACTTTAATGCTGGCACAGGCTTAGCATATGATAGTGGCACAGGTGAGTTTAGATTAAGTGATACTGATTTAATCAGTGGTGTCACAGCAGGCAGTGGTTTAACAGGCGGTGGAGACACAGGCAATGTTACACTTAATGTAGGTGCTGGTAACGGTATAACAGTAAATGCCAACGACATAGCAGTAGATATGAGTGTGTTTAGCACAACAGATTTAAGCGAAGGCACTAACTTATACTACACAGATGCTAGAGCAGATGCAAGAGTAAACTTACAAACAGGCAACAACTTGGATTTAAGTTTTAAATCAACTGCTGATTTAAGTGAAAACACAAACTTATATTTCACTGACACAAGAGCACAAACTGCCGCAAGTACATTATTAGCAAGTTTTAGTACCAATGTATTAACAACAGGTAATATAACAGGTAATGATATCACAGCAAATGGTGATTTCTTTGGTGATATCGATGGTGCAGTATTATTAGATGTGTATAACAACACAGGTAGCACATTAAACAAAGGTGATGCAGTATATCTAACAGGTGGTAATGATGGTGATAATCCTCACGTGGATTTAGCAGATGCGGATGATGCCACAAAAATGCCTGCCATAGGTATAATCAGAGAAAACATAGTCAGCGGTGTAGGACAAGTAGTAACAAGTGGTGTAATGAACTTTAGCAGTCACGGTTTTACAGCAGGTGCAGACTTATATATCGATCACACAACACCAGGTGGTTTAACAGAAACACCACCAACAGGTGAAAACAGGTTTATACAAAAAATAGGTAAAGTTGTAAGTGGTAATCACATTCTTGTACAAGGTGCATTTAGAACAAATGCTACACCTAACTTAAATGACGGCAAAGTGTTTATAGGTAACAGCAGTAATCAAACAGTAACAGCCACATTAGACACCAGTATAGTACCAGAGAACACTAACTTATACTACACAGACGCAAGAGTAGACGCAAGATTAAACAGTGGTAGTGTAGCAAGTATAACTGCTGATGATATAACACTCAAAAAGTTCAATGAAACAACAATAGCATTGGGTAACCAAAGTGGTGACGTCAGTAGCACAATAGATTTAGACAATGGTAGTATATTCCAGATAACAGCCACAGGCGCACTAACAATAAACAGTTTAGGTAATGCTGTAGCAGGTAGTAGTGGTGTTATCATTATAACACAAGACGGCACAGGTTCAAGAACATTAACCACAGGTGCTAACATCAAATGGGCAGGAGGATTAAACACACTAAGCACAGGCATAAACGAAATAGATTTAATAAACTTTATGTATGACGGCACAACCTATTACTTTAGTTTAACCAAAGGATACGCATAATGCCACTTAGTGCTACATTTGACAATGTAAACGGAGAACCAGCAAACATAAGTGGTGGTACCACAAGTTTTGTTGGCAGTGGACAAGATAGACTGAGACTTCACAAGTTTACATCAAATGGCACTCTCACCATAGCAGAATCAGGTGCTATTGACCAAGTGTTACTAGTAGGTGGTGGCGGTGGTGGGGGCGATGACCCCAATCTAGTATCAAACCCTGCAGGACTTAGTTCAGGCGGTGGTGGTGCTGGAGAACTTATCATTTTACAAAACTTATTCACTTGGAATCTCACAGGAGGAGATGATACTGTTACCACAGTTGGTGTGACAGTAGGAGCAGGTGGAGATAGTGGTTTGAATGATCCAAGTGGTGGTGCAAATGGTGGTGACACAGTATTTGGTCCATACACAGCCGATGGTGGCGGTGCTGGTAGAGGTTTAAATGGTGGTTCTGGCGGTGGTGGAGCCACGTGGGGAACTGCAACAGGTGGTTCAAGTACTGCTGGCACAAACACAGGCAAAACAACACATTACGGTAACGCAGGTGGTAACGGATCTAGCACTGGAGGCGGTGGCGGAGGTGCTGGAGGAGTTGGTCAAGCAGGCACTAGTGGTGGAGACGGTGGTGCAGGATACTACTGGATAGACGGTAACTACTATGCTGGTGGTGGCGGTGGTGGAGATAATGAATCAGCAACATCACAAGGAGCAGGTGGAGCCGGTGGATCAGGTATAGGTGGATACGGCAGAGGCTGGGTGTTAACGCCAGGCGGAACTGCAACACAAAACATAAATGGTGTAGGAAATACTGGATCAGGTGGCGGTGCAGGTGGTAATGGTGGTAGTGGAGTGGTAGTAGTTGTGGTAAAAGACCCAGAAACAGTCACACCAACATACAGTTTAGCAGGATCACCAAGTTCATCAGTAGAAGGAACCAGTTTTACAATAACAGCAACCACAACAGATGTAGCAGACAGCACAATATTGTTCTACACAATCAACAATGGCACCACAACAGATGCTGATTTCACAGCAACAAACGGCACTATTACAATAACCAGTAACACAGGCACAGGCACGGTAACTACAGTAAGTGGAGGCATAAGTGGCTCAGAGACGTTTACAGTAAGTCTTAGAACGGGTTCTATAACAGGCTCAGTAGTAGCAACAACAGGCACACTAACAATAACAGAAACACCAGTAGGACCAACATACCCAAGTTGGCCAACTATGCCAACATACAGTGAATGGCAAGGTGTTGCTAACACTATGAATAGTGCTGGTGCTGTAACATATGATATGACAGGCAGTTCATTAACCACTAACTCAAACAGAAATATGGGTGCTATAAGTTTACCAGATGGCAAAGTGTTATTAGGACCAAGAGATCTAAAAGCAGAGTTATATGATCCTTCAACAGGAACAACCAGCACAATAACTATCACAGGGCAAGGTTCAGGTAGAACACATTTACAACCTGTTTTAAGCACAAATGGTAAAGTTTATATTCCACCTTTTAACAGCAGTAGAACAGTAGTTGAATGGGATCCTTCAACAGGAACAAGCACGTCGCATTTTAACAGTAACTTGAGTACAGGTGGTTATTATGGTGCACATCCATTAGATGATGGCAGAATAATATTCAAACCAAAAAACAGCACCAATCATATGTTATTTGACCCCAGCACAAACACCAGTTCTAGCACAAATATAACCAGTGCTGGTGCTGGATTTACACATCCTAATATGTGTACACATCCTAAAGACGGTTGTGTGTATATGTTGCCTTACAGACGTGCAGGTGTTTACAAATGGGATCCTAGCACAGATACATTTACCCAAATAACACTAAAATCAGGCAGTAGTACACCAGGTGCTTTTGATCAATATCAAGATGCTGTATTAGGTGCAGATGGTAAAATATATGCTACACCCTGGAATAGTGGTGACATAGGAATATTTGACATTGACACATTGTTTTTCCAAAGATATGATCCTAACAACAGTATTTCCTCAAATGAACAATCCGCAAAAGGTAGATTAGGTGCAGATGGTAGAATATATATGATGCCTTTTGCCCAAGATTTTGTGAATATCATACCAACATCACCATTAGACAGCAGTTATGGATTTAGTGGAGACACTTGTACATCCACACATACCAGAACAAATGTAAACAGTTACATAGGCACTAACAAGTATTGGGATGCCGCAATCGATGATGATGGATTTATGATATGTTGTCCTATTGATGTAACAAGTGGCAACAACACCAACCCAATACTGAGAATAGACACAAACGAAAGTTCAACACCAGTGTATGACTTCCAGTTATCAGCATACACCAACAACGGATAGATTATGTATTATTATTATGACAGTGAAACAGGTGACTTTTTAGGTACCAGTGACACAATCAAACCAGGATTATCATATACCACTGTGGAAGCACCTATATGTGACCACGGTGATGAATATCCTGATTACGTAGAAAAAGCAGTATTTGATGAAGTTTCAAATACTTGGAGCAAAATACCATTATAAGGAGAAACAAATGGCTTACACAAAAGGCAAAAAGAAAAAAGGGATGAAAAAAGGTAAAGGCAAAAAGAGATATTAAGGAGTAGTTATGACACAAACTGAAATAATGCAATATGCTTATGACACTTATGGCGAACAGGATGTCTGGCAAGAACTGTTTGACGCAGTAGCACGTGGTGATTTGGGATCCACTGCTGATGTAGATGCTTGGATATCAGGACATCGAAGTGTCTAACAAAAGTGTAACCAATCAGCATTTAAACAACAAAATCTCTGTGATGGAAACAGATGTTAAACATATTCACGACTGTATACACAGATTAGAAGAAGAAGTAAAGGATAATAGAACATTTTTTACCACAAGATTAGACAGATTGGACACAAGAATATGGACCATTATGGGTCTTGTGTTAACAACTTTGCTCACAGTGGTAGTAGAACTAGTATTGTTTTAGCACCCAAAAAGCAGTTTTGAGATAAATAATATTGTAACGGGTATATCATATACACTTTATCTGACAATATAGTAATATCCCCGATTGAACAGAGTAGCCTCTGTTATTCAAACATACCTGTTACAGCACATCGATAAATCCACTAGATTGATTAATGTGCCATTTTGATGTTCAGTCTAATGCCATTGATTGAACATTTCTTCTAAAATATATTGATACTTATCCGGTTATCAATAGTATACAAAGTAAGAAACATTATCACAATGTTTCTTGCTGAGTACAGGTTCACTCAGTATATTTCCCATACAGCACAAGTAGTGATAAATAAGTGTGTAGGCAACTTTAAAATATCTTTCCCCTTCTGCGGGAAACTTGCATTGTACTATATTTTTATATCTATGATGTCCTTAATGTTTGTTGCTAATATCATTAATATTTAATGTTGTCTACATTTCCTTTTTTACCCCCAAAACTCAATCTTTGAGATAAATAACTTTGCAATAAATGATAAGGATAGTAAAACTATGCAAAGTAAAATAGAAAAACAGGCAATAGCAAAGGCACAAAAATATTATGGCACATCAGATTTAAGCACACTTGCTCCATACCAACTTGATAAAATAATGGGTTGGATTATGTGGGACGAAGATGCTGGTAAATCAAAATCACGCAAGGCAGAACAGGCATTAAGGCAAAATAAAAAATATCAAGGCAAAAGAACATACTCTGGTGGATTGGGCACACCAAAAGGCGATGTACATCCTAGCAGAGTTTAACAAACAACACATAAGGTTGGTCACCAGATATAGAGACCCTGGCAGGACTTTGGACAATATCGTTGAAGCCGCAGAAAGACTTGGTTATGTTGTTATCAAGCAAAACAGTAAAGCATAAACAGTTATACACTAACGCGAGGTATAACTTATACAATAGTATAGTCGTTGAGGTTGGAGAAGGACAGAATCCATTGCTTACATACTGATTCAAATACCTCTGTTTGAAAGGCTGTGATACTCACATAATGACACAGTTGGAAAGCACTAGTAGTAGTGTTTTCTTGACTGATCAATCTACATAATAACTTTACATATAGGAAAGAAATACTAAACAAAACAACAATACACGAGTGCTAACGAGTGTTTGTGTTTTGTTTTGTGTGAACGCAGTTCGCACACGTAATATGTATAGTGAGTTGCGTAATGCTTCGCATTCCACAAAAACAACTCAACAAAAACACTTCGTGTTTAGTTGTTGGTTGTTTACTTGACTTCTCTTATAACACTTTGATGTGCTATAATGAGTATTACACACCACTTATGTAGGGTTTTAATAAATAGTGTAGATGAAGGAATCAAAACAGTATTATGAACCCACTCCTCCACTGTTAGACAAAAAACAAGTGCATCACAGTCATATGAACTGGGTAAGAAGTGTAATGCATAACCCAAATAAAACCCAACAACGCACACTGGATTGGTTATTGGATAATACAGCAACTATACAAAAACGTTATGTTATCATAGACGATACACCAGTACCTGCACCCACTAAACGCATATTGTGGCGAAAAACTGCGGAAAAATGGGTAAGACTTACCAAAAAGGCATAAATACAGCATATACAGTATAACTGATTTACAGGAGTCGCAATGGCAAATGAAGTAGCACCATATCAAGTAAAAAACATCAAATACGGCGAAAAAACCGTCACAGGTAGAGTAGTAGGCAGAGGAGAAAACAAAACAGTTATTCCTGAGCCAGAGTTCTATCAAATGGCTTGCTTGTTCAGTACTTGGAAAGACTTTTCAGAATACTACGGTGTGCCAGAAACCACACTTCGCAACAACTTTCGCGATTTATATGTAAAAGCACGTCAAAATACTAAACGCAAGTTGCGTAGCAAGATGTTGGAAACTGCACTCAATGGCGACAGAGTAATGATGATTTGGCTCAGTAAACAATGGTTAGGAATGGCAGACTCACCAACCAAAGAAAGTGATTCAGATATACTACCGTGGAATGATATCAGTGGAGAAACAGAATAATGCCAGTACCACCCGTAAATGTTCGCAAACTTGCCCGAAAGGCACTAGAAGTTAGAAGTGAACTACCACCATCAAAACGTGCAGGAACACCAGTAGGCATAGCCAGAGCAAAACAGTTGGCAAACGGTGATAACTTGAGTAATGACACACTGAAACGTATGAAAAGTTTTATTGCTAGACATAAGCCAAACTATGACAGAGCCAGAAAACAGGGCAAATCAATGAAGGATGGCGGTGTTATACTGGCAATGGCATTGTGGGGATATCCTGGCGTAAGCACTTGGCTAAACAGTAACATAGAAGATTAAAACACTCTGGGATTATTGTAAATAGTCATAACGATATCTCTATCTACGTCTAATACCAATATCAAATGCTTGATGCTTTTGCGTATTCCCGGCATATTGCGTATCTCTAACCAATCTGCTCTACGCAGACTGATATAAACACTATTACACTTGTTACTTCTGGCTAAACTGTGTTTACCACTACTGTAACGTCTTTTACCGTTTAAACGATTAATATCTAGTCTTATGCTTCTGCTCTTTGTGCCGTATGTGTATACAGCACAAAGTTCTAGCAGACTGATATTACGTTGAACACATTGTTCTCTACAATGACTACTGATTCTAGGCGTAATCATTTGCTTAACTTAGATTGTTGTACAACTTTGATTTCGTTGAGAGCATCTATAATATCTAACAGTCTTTCTGCTTGAGCAAATAGAGTGTTTATTCTGTGATCCGTGATGCCTATCTGATTATGGGCATAAGGCGATCCAGTTTTATGATATCTTTTACGTATAGCATTATCACTTAGACCTTCTCTAAGTGCAATCTCTTCTACAGTTTCTCCAAACATATCTTTGAGACTGATATTGTTTTTTGTATAGAAATCTGCCTTTAGTGGATTGGCTTTTGGTGCTGGTGTTTTTGGAACACTTGGTGTTGTTGGAACACTTGCCATTTTTCTACCGGCGGTCCCTTTTTGTATATATGGTGTGCCATATGTTTTGTATCTCTGATATATAGTAGTCTCATCTACGCCTAACTGTTCTGCTAGTTGTGGCGCAGTGAAACCAAACTTATTATATAACTCCTCTTTGCGTATACGTCTTTGTACGACACCTGTTATAGCAACATTTTTAGGAGTACTCGCATAAGCATTGCCAGTTCTTCTTAATCTATTAATAATAGCCGCGGGTTTGACACCTTCTTCTCTGGCTATTACTTCTAGAGTTTTACCATATTGTTGTTTGCACAATCTTCTAGCCTGGCAGGCTATAGTATCTGCTTTTTTTAGTTTATTCATATATTTCCTCACTTTATAAACAGTCTAGCATTATTGCTAAACATATATATATTATACCCGTATTCCCCGAAATGGTCAACGATCAAAACACAAAAAAAACTGGAAAAGTTGGTTCAAAGTGATAAATACTACTGTAACAATCCAAGGAGATAGAGATATGAAGATGTATTCAGAAGAAAAGACCAAGTTTATAAACACAATGAGCATAGCAGGTATCAGTATGCTGTGGGGTCAAATGTTGGGAATGTTAAACCCCTGGTTTACACCATTAACCATTATAACATTGATTATAGGTTATGGTTCAGAACTACAAAAGCCTAACAACAATCTACATTAAACTGTGAAACTGACTGCACCGCAACAAACTGTGAGTGACAGCACCGCGCGATTTAGAGTAGTAGCCGCGGGTAGACGTTTTGGCAAAAGTTTTTTGAGTATCAATGAACTTGCCAAGTTTGCCAGATTACCCAATCAACGTTGCCTGTATGTGGCACCAACTTATCGACAAGCAAAGCAAGTTATATGGGACGAACTGAAAAATAGACTGTATGCTGTGAGATGGATAGACAAAGTAAATGAAAGTGATCTCAACATACAGTTAAAGAATGGCAGTATCATATATATTCGTAGTGCAGACAACAGAGAAGCATTACGTGGTGCCAAATATAACTTTATAGTAATGGATGAGTGTGCTGACATACACGCAGACACATTCTATCAAATACTTCGGCCCACATTATCAGATACTGGCGGACACGCACTATTCATTGGCTCACCTAAAGGCAGAAACTGGTTTTATGATTTGTACAATCAAGGCTCAGAATCAGAATGGAGCAGTTGGCAGTTCACCACAGAACAAGGTGGTAATGTGCCGCCTGAAGAGATAGCACAAGCCAAAAAAGACTTAGACGAACGCACATTCGAACAGGAATACTTATCGCAGTTTGTTTCATATAGTGGTGTATGCTACTATGCTTTCTCAGATGCCAATATTGCCAGTATGCCACAAATACCACCTACTGCACCATTGCACATAGGAATGGACTTTAACATAGATCCAATGAGTGCTGTTATCTGCATACAAGATGGCGAACGTGCTTGGGTAATAGATGAAATAACCATATACAGTTCAAACACCAATGAGATGTGCGAAGAGATAAAAAGACGATATCCTAAACGTGGAGTTATTGTGTATCCAGACGCATCAGGTGTAAGACGTACTACTGCTTCAACAGGTATCACAGACCACTTAATACTACAACAACACGGCTTTCACGTGCGAACAGGTAGCACTAACCCTCCTGTAGCAGAACGTATTGCGGCGGTTAATGCCAGATTGCGTAACACCGTGAAGGAACACTTGTTATTCATTGATCCCAAGTGTAAACAGACTAGAGAAGGCTTAATCAAAATGACATACAAAGAAGGCACCCGACAGCCAGATAAAACTTCAGGCTATGACCATATCACAGATGCATTGGGTTACTATATAGAAAGAACTTGGCCCATACGTAACGTTAGAACAGAAAAGTATATGCCCACAAGGCGTAGCACAGGGAGAAACTTATGACAACACCACCAAAAGGATCAAAAGAATGGATCCGCAACGAAAAGATAATCAACAACACACCAGCATTAAGAGAAATGCGTGATAAATCAGAAGGCTTTAAGTATAAGCCAACTCAAACTCACGGAGGAAAAGGCTCAGCACGACGTGGTACTGATGATGATTTATATGCTGAAGGTTGGGATAGAATATTTGGTAAAAAGAAGGATTAGATGCCTTTAATACCAGGATCAATCAGTTTACCAACCCAATCATAGTTGATAACTTTGCTCCACATAGTGAACAATCTCTTAACACTGGCTAAATCTGTATAATCCACATTAATGCTTTCTTGATGTATTTCAATAGGCTTTAGTTTTGGCAAACCCAAAGTTCTGTGTTCACTTTTGCTGTACCATTCACTGGTAGGGTTTTTGAATCCTGCTTCAAACTCAATAGCATCTAGAGTATCTATTCCATAACTATTACACACTATGTTTCCTGTGTTGTCTAGCACACTAGCCGCATTGAAGTATACAGTTACGTAAGGTTGTCTAGGATTAGGTGACTTAGCAGGATCATTGTATATCCACACAATACCATTACGGCTAAATGGCTGTAAACCGCAAAGTTCTGCGAAATCATTAATCACAGTCATTTTCTGTGCCATATTAAATGTGCTGTACTGGTGTTGATCCAAATGGTCCAAATATTCCAAATGTGGGTTCACAGTATGTCCTCCAATGTGAAGTGTGTGGGTTTGATCATTCTCAAATATCTAGGATTTTTGGTCCAATCTTCTTTGGTAAGTTTACCACGTGCAAAACGTTGATCTGTTTTGGCATAACAACTGCCCAGTGTGTAGTGTTTGTTAGCACAGGTCACAGGGTGTAAGCCTTCTTCAATGGCTATTTCACCCAGTGTTTTACCGTAAACGTCTTCCCACATAGTGGTTTTTGCTCGTCTTTGAAAGGGTGTGCCATAGTTCAATACTCTCATATGAATAGTGGCTGGGCCTACTCCTTCCAGTTTTGCCAACTGTACTGCATCAATGCCCCATTTTTGTTCAAACTGAGTTATTTTGGTACCGTCTGGTAATGTTATTTTGCTACCGTTAGCCATTTTTGCCTCCTATAAAAAGATCCAGTGGTGTGTCATCGTATGTGTGACCATCTGCGCCTATAGTGAGACCTGGATTCTTCATAAAATATATTCTCATTATATCTTCATTGGGCACTTTGGTAGTTCTGTGATAGCCAATATCTTTGGTTGTGAGCACACTGGATTCAAACTCTCCTGTGCTGTGATTCTTAACGCGAATATCTCTAAACACATAAGTTGCTATGTCAAACACTTTTTCTATGTCTGCTAACTGTTTGGTAGTGAACTTTATTTCAGTTGCTCTGGTGCGATTCAATACCAATCCACTACAAGTAGTTAGTATACTGTTAAAACTGTTTAATCTATCGTATGTGCCTTTTTTATTGATTGTTTGGTCTAACTTGCCCAGTGCTGTGGGGAAAGTGTTTATTTTGTGTTGATATTCTAACACTATTCTGGTTAACCAACCATATATCCATTCTTCTGTGTCTAAATCAAAATAAACCCAGTTGTCAACACCATTAGGTGCTTTTTGAGTGTTAAATGGTATAAGTTTTATGGATTTGGTTATCCAACGATTACCGTCATAGTCTTGCACCTTTTGATCTTTTATAACAGTAGGCACAGGTAAATCTAAATCTTTAGTTACGTTTTGTCTAGGCCCTGGGCCAAAGTATTTTGTGTGTATTTTCATTGTATCTCCTTTTGTTGCTAACAAAAGTATTTATCACTTTTATACTGATTGAGTGTGTAAAAAGGCCCTTATCGTCCACCAGTGGGCCAGCCTGGCATATAAGACCGAAGGAATGGGGTATGAGTGCCCCGCAGTCTCTGGACTTTGAAATATTCGTTCTTCCATCTGTTTTGTAGTATACTACAATAAGCAATGGCGCATTGTTTGTTGCGCCACTGTTTGCGAGTTACCCTAGTGGGTTTTTCTGCTACAATCTCATACATTAACTGAATGCCGACTGTCTTGATTGTAAATCTTCTGTTTCAGTAGCATCTTGAACTGGTTGGAAAGTTGTTCTGTTTTTATGAAACTGCATCCAGTCATCCATACTTTGTGGACCTTTGAACAGTTTTCTATTAAATGGTGTAGCCATTAATGATTCTACCACTGAGTCGAAGTTATCCATATTTGCTCTGCTACCTATATAATCAATATCAGTAACACACATTTTTGGAAAAGCATTTTGCACATACTTTTGCATATCATTAAAGTGTACAAACTCGCCTAGCACAATATGGTACGGTGATTCGTATTTGCCCACGTGTAGTCTGTATAAACCAGGCGAATATCTATCATCATCGTAGTTTATGTTGTCTTTGTAGTTGAATGTTTTCATATATTACTCCTTTTGTTTAATATAAAACTATTATAGCATCTCTGAGGATGAAGTCAACCTTTGTGTAAACATCTTCAATCTTTCAGATAATCTTTGCAATCCTAATCCATCTTTCAATGCATCTGCTTCTTTTTCAGAAATCATTTTATATCCACCGTTTGGTAGCAATAACATACAGTTTTTAGATTGTTTGTATGCCATACGTTTTGTCTTACGAGCCTTTGCTCTTGCTTTGCCTTTTAACTTAGCCATTACGCCACCTCCTGCATTTCTTCTTCTAAACATTCTTCAAACCAATCATCACAACCGTGTTCTTCAATAAACCAATCTATAAGTTGTTGGTCTGACAAATCGTCTAGATGCCAAGCAATGTCACTTGGACTAACGAACCTGATTTGCTTACCGTTGTTCTCCACTATATAAGACTCGTCTGCTTGAACCCAAGTGATTGTTATATTATCAAAATCGTAATAGTCATATACTTGACCATCATTGATACTTGATTCAATCTGTTGTACAATGAAATCTCGTTGTTCTTGTGTTAGTCTCATTACGCCACCTCCTTATAGGTTGAACCACTTTTGGTAAATGATTTACCCAAGTTAGGAACTGTGAGTACACCATCTGCCTTAAGAAACTTATCGAACATCATAACAAACCATTCGTTGTTTGCTTTGTGTTGATATGCTTTTAAGCCTGAATAGTAAGTTTGGCTCCAGTTTGATATTTGATTATTTTTACTCATATATTACTCCTTTTTTTAAATATACAACTATTATAACGTTATTAGCCGCCTGTGTCAACCTCTTAATATACCAAATCATCTTCAGTAGCAGGACGTGATTTGTATTCAACCACATTCTTCTGTGCGGCCCAAAACATATCATTTTTAGTAGCCTTTGCTTTCTTAAGTTCAGCAGTTTCTTCTTGAGTTAAGAATGCTATAGCATCATCTCTGTATGTGAGTTTGGTCTGTTTCTTGGCATCGTCCCAAACCTTTTTTGCTTCTTTGCAAAAAGCCTTAAGTTCAGGACTATGGAATACTCTGCCCTCGTCATCTTTCAATGAATCTGGATAGTTGTATGAATACCGTTTGTTGCTTTTGAGAACAAAATGCGACTTGACTAAATCTTCAAATCTATCTGTATTAGCAAGATCTTCTTCTCTAGTTATAGCCGCCACTTTCCAAAAAGAAACCTTACCATATTTTTCTCTGATCTCATCATAAGTCTCATCTTCTAATCTCACAATCATATGGTCACTATCACCTTCTCTACCAGCAAGTTTCAAACTGAGTTCTTCTTGACTGATAATACCAGCATCAATAACCATTTGTGCATAAGGCTCTGCGTGTGCTCTAGCATCTATTTCCCAAGGAGCATCTCTGTATGGTCCACTCCAGTATTCACCATTCCATATACCAGTTTCCCATTTGCCGTCGTGTTTTGTTTTACGACTACGACCTGCTTCAACAAGCATACCAGTTTTGTATTGCACGGCGTGTCTAGCCTCGTGTGCCACAATCTTTAACATTCGATACATATTAGCACCATACAAGTTTCTAAAGTTTAACACACTTTGGTTAGAAGAGTTATACCATAAGCCTACGTGAAAGGCGTCTTTGCCCCAGTTACAAGTTCTACCAAAAGCCATATTGCTTTCTATGTCTAACTCTTTTGCTAACCAATCGTGGCATCTAGTCATAATATCCACAACTTGTTGTTCGTTTTCGTTTCTTATTTTGAGTCCTATATTACTCATTACGCCACCTCCTTTTCTGATATTACTACTGTGATATTATATAAGTCTTTCATATGATGAAAATGTTTGAATGTGCTTCTTTCTTTGCTGAAGTTCATATCTGCTTTCTCTAACAGTTGGCCCAAGTATTCTGTTTTGTAATCTAACACAGAAAGATACTTTGCCAGTACCACATTTTCTTCTTTGGTAGGGTTATTACCAAATGTTTTTTGCAAGTCTTGTAAAAAGTCTATGTCTTTTTGCAATACTGCTAGTGCATCAATATGCTTTGCTCTTTTTTTCAGCACATCCTTTAATACTTCAGGTGTGTGTTTTGATACTGATGATTTACTCATTACGCCATCTCCTCATAGTAAGCATCTAAATCACCGCCTAGTTCTTCAAATATTTCACTCTGGATTGCATTCACTACCTGATGATCACTGTTAGAGTAATCTCCATCTGCGTCAGGCAGTATATTGTGTTCTGACTGTGCTCGTTCAACAGCCAAATCCCAAGCCTTATCCATTAAGTCTTGTAGTTGTTCGTATGTCATCATATTTTACTCCTTTTATTTAAAATATACAACTATTATAACAAATATAGATGCGTTGTCAACCTATATTTTACTTCTATATAAACTAACAATCCTAAGAGCACCTGTTACAGTTTTTTGCTCTGCGTCTGAAAGTTTACATTCTGGGTCTAAATATATCCTAAACAGATTAGCAGTTAAAACTTCTACTTTTCTGGCTGGATCTAGATCTTTGATTAGTTTTTTTACTTGATCTTCTGACATATCGTCCTCCTATATACCTATTATTGTGCCGTCTGCCATAGCATCTTCCATAGCAAAACAACCATCAAATAATGATCTGATTTCATCTTTATCGTTTTGGTTCTCGGCTGTCCAAGTGTTCCAATCTTCAAATGATGTGTGTTTTTCAAAACCATTGGCTTTTAATCTAATACCACCGTGTTTAGCACCGTTAGGATTTGTAGGATCCCATTCTTTCACAGTCATTAAATAACCAGTATTAGCACCAACAAAACCATTGTAAGTTGTAAGATAAGCCATTACAGCAGTTGCTAATGCGTGAGTATCTTCAATACAGTTACCATTCATATCTACTTGATACTTGTCATTTCTAAAATATTCCCATAAAGCACTACTCAAATCCTCTCTGGTAAACCCATCTCTGTCTAACATTCTTTTAGATTCCATAATGTTATCGTAATCAGCAACCAAACGCCAAGTACTATAAGTGCTACCTTCTTTGTGATTTTTTGGTTTGTAGCCAATGTATAAACCCACAGGCTTTTTGATTTCTTTGCTAGCCTTATGAGCATTCATAAGTTTTTTGACTATTTTACTTTTAACTGGCTTGTTTGCCAAGTTATTTCGCATCACTTGATTAAAGTATGCGTATGCTTCTGCTTTAGACACATTGTTGTCTTTGCAGTATTTTCTTATTTCACCATTTGTCATATTTTACTCCTTTTATTTAAAATATACAACTATTATACTGAAAAATCTCACGCTCGTCAACCTTTTTTCACGCAAAAATACAGAGATTTTACCCAAAAGGCATAAATAGTACTTGTATATACATAACCAATATTGGAGATCCCTTTTGAGTGATTCTTACATAGATTTTATCACAGGTGTTCATAACTTATACGATCGTTACGAAGACGATTGGCGTCACTGCATTAATGCATATTATGGTGGCGTAGAATACAGAGACGGTAGGTATCTAAAAGCCTATGCTGTTGATATGAACACTCCCGCAGAAACCGTTAACACATATGAAACAGCCGCAGATGGCAGTTTTATCAAGAAGTACAAAGCAAAGATTGAGAATGTTAGCAGTAGTTACCAAGCAAAACGTGGATTGGACCAAGTTGATGACGGCAGTTTTTATTCAGAGAAACTGAAAAACACACCATACTTGAACTATTTGAGATTGATAAGTTCAGAGTACAACAGCATACTATTCAAAAACCCACCACAACGTGTATTACCAGAAACACCAGAAATGGAAGATTTCGTACACGATGTAGATGGATCAGAAACAGACTTAAACAACTTTATGGCAGAGGTAGACTTAAAAAGTTTTATCTTTGGAGTAGTTTGGATAAGTTGTATCAAACCTTTAGATTCAGATGTTCCTAAATGGAACATACATACCCCATTAGATGTTACAAACTGGCACTATGGGTATAACAGCAGAGGCGAACTCGTGTTGAAGAAAATCGTAATCAAACTTCACGAGGACGACGAGCAAACTGTGTATAGGATGATAACTCCGGACACTATAGAAACAGTATGGACATCAGAAGAAGATGATTACGTGCCTGATGTTGACAGTCCCAACCTAGAAAAGTATGAGGACTATTACCGAGTAGTTGAAGAAAACGAACTTGGTGTTATCCCAGTTGTGCCAGTTTACCAAGGAATGAAAATATATTCAGGTGTTGGAGCAACACCCAGTTTCGACTTAGCACAAATACAGAGAAGTATATACGGCGATATGGCAGAGATATATAGTGTCATAAGTTATGGTGCACACGGCACATTAGTAGTAGACGAAACCACAGACAACCTAAATGATGGCGCCATTGGTGCTGAACCAGGAAGTGTTGTGAGAGTACCAGCAGGTATAGGTAATGAAGCACCTGCTTATGTTTACGACTTTGTGGCACCACCACTACAAGCAATCACAGAAATCAGAGAACTTGTAGAACAAAAGATTACCAAAATGGCTGAAATCGCAATGATTAGAAGTGATGACCTTATCAAAGCATCACGTTCAGGTGAACAGTTAGAACAGTATGACAGCAAGTTAGAAGCATTCGTAAGACGTAAAGCACAAAACTTAGAAAACGCAGAAATGAAACTGTTCAAGTTGTGGTTTGACTGGACTAACCAACAAATACCACAAGATTTCAGTATAAGTTACAATAGACAATACAGTAAGAAAGCATTAGAGCACGAAATAGGCGAGATAAACAGTTTATTATCCGCATACAACAGTTATAAGACTCAGTTTGCTTTACCACAAATAAAAGACTATGCCACAGAAGCAGAAGCAGTGAGTGTAGCACAAAGTTTAGGCGGTGACGGCTTCCATTCTCACACCAGAGAAGACGGAGTAGTTACTTATATGCCGTTTGCTACTCATTTAGAGTATGAACAGGCAGTTGGCCAAAATAATGACGTTAATGAAGACGTTGGATTTGAAGAAGAAATGCGTGACAAGATACGCAAACGACTTGAACAGTTGATGTCATCAACATCAACCGACAATGGCGTTTAATATTTTGATTTACGATAACTTCTATCGTTAAACAAGGAGAATAATATGCCAGAGATGGATACAGATACACCAGTTGCAGGTGTTAACACGCAACCACTACATACAGATAGTGATGTTGGAGATAAAACTCCAGTAGAATCTGAAAAAACAGCAGAAGCAACCTCAAGTGCTCCAGCAGTGGAACACAGAGATGGTAAAATGTATGTTGACGGAGTTAGAGTTTTCACACGTGATGACACTAACAAAATAGCCGCAAATGCTCGTAGAGATACAGAACAAAGTTTATTAAAAGAACTAAATGTGGACGACATAAAGCAGGTAAAGACAGTTGTTAATCAACTACAAACCGCGAATATTGATGAAGCACCAAATAGTTTAGACGTAAACAGTTTGAGAGATGCAGTTAAGAAACGTGAACAAACAGTTGAGGAGTTGCGTAGTGAACTTGATAGAGTTAAAACAGATTTTGTTTTGACAAATCATTTAAGCAAACTACAAAACGAAATGCCAAGCAGTTGGGAAAGTGAACAAAAGGCGGCAGTTATTGATTTAATGAAAGCCAGAAATATGTTTGCAGTGGAAGGTGAAACGTTTGCTATTAGAGTAGGCGATGATTTCCTTACTACCGACGGCGAAACTCCTGATTATAAATCAGCAGTTGAAATGATTGGCAAGAACTTGGGTTTACCATTTGCCAAAAAAGGTGCATCTGTGTTTGACGCAGACAAAAGCGATAGTGTAAGCAAGAAGACACAACCTATCAATGAAGATAGAATAAAGTCAGACAGTTTATACAGAAATGCTTATGTTCAGTTGCGTGATCACAACAAACATTTGAGTAGGAGTCAAATCAATGATGATATGATTACTAAGCATATGAAAAAAATAGAAGAGTTACGTTCAGGACAACTGAGGTAACCAATAACATTAACTAAAACAAGGAGACAAAAATGTCAGTAACAACAAGTAGTTTATTTAATGTGCTTTTCGAGGAAGTATCCGCAGATCTTATCCCTTATTATGATAACTCTGTGCTATTACCTTCTCCAACGTTGATTGTAAACAGTTACAATCTAGAAGGCGCAGTAGGTAACAAAATGAGAATCCCGGTCACCAATGCGTGGGGATTAGGCCAAAGTTCAATAGCAGAAGGATCAGATATCAGTTTAACACCTGGTACTAACCCTGACTTTGCACCAGTAGCCGTTGACTTAGCAGTCAATAAAAGAGGAGCGTTTTCATACGTAAATATGGAAGCACTCGAGGATGGTGGCGTAGAAACTGTACGTAATAGTGTAGTAACTAGACTATCAAGAATGTTAGCACAATCCACAGACGAAGCAGGCTTCAGAGTGATGTTAAACAACACAGAAACAGCACCAGCAAACGCATCAGATTTAGATGGTACAACTGGTAACAACATTGAGTTGGTTAACACAATCACAGGAAACCAGGATATTTGTCCAGTATTTTCGCCAGAGGCGATGGGATATGCGGTAAAAAGGTCCGCCGAGTTAAAATCCTTCGAGGATGTATCATTTGATAGAATCGAAATGGTTTCAACTTTGAGAAACGGTTTTGCTCAAATCCAAAAATCCTACATTAAAGCAGTCGCAGGTAACACACAAGTTGGAGCAACAGCACAAAAGGCTACCCTAGGTAACTTTGGTGAAGCAGTTGCTAAACTAAGAGATGTTAATGCACCAACAGACGCAAGTGGATTCTACTATGCGGCTATTTCCGCGGCAGTGGAACTTCAACTTATCGACCAGTTGACACATATTGCTAACGGCGGTACAGTAGGTTCATTAAGTGCATTGGGTGACAGAGTGTTAATCGATTCATTAGTGGGTCAAGCATCAGGAATCCGTTTCCTAAGATCTAACAATATCGTTAAAAACATAGCGGCGTAAGGGAGTTATATTATGGCATTCATAACAGATGGTAGTGGTAACGTAACAAGTTATTGTGACGCCAGTGACGTTAGAGACAAAGACCAAAGAGTTTTTGAAAGTAATGAAGTAAGTTATGCAGATGCCCCAGATACTCCAGCAACTCTTGATGAGTATATAGACGACTTATCAATCAAAAGCACCAATCGAATCAATCAAAAGATAAGAGCAAGTGCTAAATGGAGACAGTATTTAGGATACACAGGCGAGGGTATTGTTGATTTCAATAATATCCCTGCTTTTAATCCAAACAGAATAGTAAGTAGACAAGCAGATTTTACTGATATGTGTGCTTACTATGTGTTAAAAGAATACGTTCTACCTAAAGTTGCTGATTTTGGTGATGAACTTTCACCAGAAGTACAAAAGATCCAATATTACGAAAACAAGTTTCAAGACTTGTATGAAGAACTAACGGATATGTGGGACTGGTATGACAGAGAAGGCGATGGTATCGACAATGAAGACCGTATGGTGTCATTTAGAACCAATCGCAGAACTAGAAACAAACGTAACACAACAAGAGTAAGGTAATGGGCATTAGAGCAGACTTATTAACAAGACTTAGCACAGACTTAGCCAGTGGCAACGTCAGTGTTAGTCAAGAACTTCCATATACTAGTGGCAGTGATCAACTCAATATCAAAAATATGAAAACTTTGTATTTGGATCAAGAGCAACAATCACAGACTCAAGCATATCAGTTTGTTAATAACACACCTGACGTATATCAAACGGAAAGCACGTTAAATGCTTATCTGAGTGTTGATGCTAAAAACCCCCCAGCAGACTTAGATACACGCATCGCAAGTATCTTAGGTGCTAAAAGTGCCATTGCTAACACTTCAATAAGTGAAAGCAGTAGTACTTCAGAAATAGAAAGCGATATACTGACTTATACATTTGAGTATAGGTTTGTAAAAATATAATAGATAATAGGAGACCCAGAGATGGCAATAATAAATGTAAATGAAAGCACACTGGAAGCAACAGTTGAGATTTCAGACTTAGGAACAGCAGGAACTCCTGCTACTACTATGACGTTGTTAAATCTTCAGGACGTTTCAATAACAAATAATCAGGGCACCTTCAGATACCAGACTTTAGACGAGCAAAGTGAAGCAGTTATTACAACTGTGGCAACTAACAGTATCGGCTTAAACTGTGTGTTAGATAGTACTCAGTTCTTTGGTGATGGCACAGACGCAAGTCCAATCATTAACAAAGGATTATTTGGAACTTCAAACGACAAAACCAAAATCGACTTTAGAATATATTTCCAAGGAACAGCAGGTTCTGGTAAGAAATATGTTTTTGGAACAGGATATATCACAGGACTTGCTCCTACGGTAAATCCTTCGAGCCCAATATGGGTCAGTCCAATCACAATCGAAGTTGATGGAGATTTAAGTGAAGGCGCAACTTCGTAAGCAGTTGTTTTCATAAAAACCAATAAATGCTCCTCATATGGGGAGCATTTTTTAAGGAGTAAAAGATGGACAGACAAAAACATATATGGCTTAATCTATATAAGAATGGTGTATGGACAGGCAGAGAAGACCGTATGGTTACTCTAGTTGATGGTTCAGAACACAATATAGATGATTTAGCAAAACAGCACGGTTTTGAACTACCTGATAGTGGTGTCAAAGCCAAGGCAAAAAACAAAAAACCAATAAATATAGATGTAGAGGAAAAGAGTTATGAAGATATGGCAGGATCACACGACGGAAGAGATTCTGAAGTCGATGATAGAAGAGACGGCGAAGGCGAAGAGTGAACTTCGTTGTGCTGAAAAAGATTTAGCAAAAGCACAAAACAGACTTAGTTTCAGTTTAAGTGCTATTAATCACTTGTTAACAGATATGGAGAAAAAACAATGAACTTAAAAGATTTAGCAAACAAACCACAGTTAGTAAAACTCACAGTTGATAAACCAGAACTTGTAGAAAAGTATGGTGACGCACTTGATTTTTACATATATGACAGACAACCATTAGAAGTATTCGGAAGATTAGCAAATGCTGATAAAGAAAACTTCAGTGACGTTGCAATATTAGTATCAAAACTTGTATTAGATGAAAAAGGAGAAAGCATTATGGAAGATGGTGCTGAGTTACCTTTTGATGTACTAACAGAAGTTATTACTTTAGTATCAGAACACTTGGGAAAGTAAGTAACCATACCATTACCCCAGGAGATCCAAATACTACATTTTTGTTGTTGTTAGATCAGTTAGCACACAGGTATGGGTTACTACCAAGTCAAGTGCTAAAACAAGGTGACAGTTTTGATATAACTGTTATGGACGTTGCTTTCACATACAAGAAGTATGTAGAGCAAAAACAAGACAGAGATAGTAGTATGGATACTAGTTTATTCAACCAGGAGCAACTACAAGCCGCAGTTGATAGAGCAAAGGCGCAAAGAGAAAAATAATGAAAGTAGATAGCAGTATTTTTAACAGAAGAATGAAAAAGGCACTAAAACTGCCTGACCATTTGACCAAACTTGGTTTAAAAGTTATGAAAGAAAATACTCCTAAACGATCTGGTAACGCAAGACGTAATACAGTAAGACGTGGCGATGAACTAAAAGCAAACTACTCATATGCAGGACCATTGGATGCAGGACAAAGTCCAAAAGCACCAGATGGATTCACAAAACCAACTATTGAGTTTTGGAACAAAGAAACTGATAGGTACATTAAGAGAGTATAATGGCAAAAGATATTAGAGTAGCACTAGAGTTAGACAGCAGGCAGTTTGATAGAGGTATCAACAAAAGTACCAAAGAAGTACAAGAGTTAGGAGCAACTGGATCTAGAACCAGTAATATATTACGAACATTAGCAGGTGCTTTTGCTGTTAGAGAAATAGTACAGTTTGGTGATAGTATTACCAACTTAAAGAACAAACTGCTAACACTAAATCCAAGTGCAGAAGTAGTAGCAGGTCAGTTCGATAGAATAAGACAAATAGCAATAGCATCTAGAAGTGATTTAGATGGTGTTGGTGACTTATACTTTAGAATAGCCAGAGCACAAGACGAACTTGGTATAACCAGTGAAGAAACAGCAGATATTGTAGAATCAGTATCCAAAGCCATTACAGCAAGTGGACTATCGGCACAAGAAGCACAAGGACCATTATTACAGTTAGGACAGGCACTACAATCAGGTAGATTCCAAGGTGATGAACTTAGATCCATACTAGAAGGTTTACCAGATGTAGCAAGAGCATTAGCACGAACTCTAAACGTGCCTATTGGTAAACTAAAAGATTTAGGTAGTCAAGGTTTAATCACAGGCGACATTTTTGTTAGAGCAATGAAAGAAGCCAAAGGCAGTATTGACGAAG